CCCTACATGGCCAGCCGATGCGGTCGAACGGCGCTCTTTGGCTGCCCTGGTGCCATATGCGCGCAACGCGAGGACGCATTCAGACGCTCAGGTAGCGCAGATTGCCGCTTCCATCCGCGAATGGGGCTGGACGACGCCTGTGCTGGTCGACGAAGCCGGCGGGATCATTGCCGGGCATGGTCGGGTGATGGCAGCCAGGACGCTCAATCTCCCGGACGTGCCGGTGATGGTCGCGCGCGGTTGGACCGAGGCCCAGAAAAAGGCTTACGTCTTGGCTGACAACAAGTTGGCGCTGAATGCCGGATGGGATGACGCACTGCTGCGGGTTGAGCTTGAAGACCTGAAATTTGACGGGTTCGACCTGGGCTTGATCGGGTTCGCCGATCTGGAATTGGACGACATTTTCGGCAGCGAAGCCGATGGCGGGGAGGGTTCCGGCGGATCGTCCGGCGCCGGCAGTCTAGCGGCTCAGTTTGGTATTCCGCCGTTCTCGGTTCTCAACGCTCGCGAAGGCTGGTGGCAGGACCGCAAGGCTGCGTGGATTGCCCTCGGGATCAGGAGTGAAGTTGGGCGTGGTGGAACGCCGGAAACTTCGGCGCGAGTGGGACCTGATGACGAGGCCACCTATCGGACGATAGGTGGCCGCAAGCCCAACGCAATTCCGGGGGGGGCAGCCCCCGGCGGGTCGATGATGCCGGCGGCTGATTACAGCAAGCGCCAGCGCGGTGACGGAAAGGGCCGTCCGGTTGCGTAAGCTTGACGCCAGGGTGTTCGGCCAAGACTTGATGCGCGGCGAGCATGTTGAGGGGAAAGGTATGAATACCGCTCCCGGCCTGACCTGGGTCTGTGGCGATAGGGACCCTGGGGAGTTGGACGAAACTAGCCGCAAGAGTCTTGCGGCTAGTTCAAGCGGCACCAGCATTTTCGACCCCGTCCTATGTGAGCTTGCATACCGGTGGTTTTGTTCGCCCGATGGCCTAGTGCTTGACCCGTTTGCGGGCGGCTCGGTTCGCGGCATTGTCGCATCAAAGCTCGGCCGCTTGTATGTCGGCCTGGACCTGAGGCCGGAGCAGATCGAGGCCAATCGGGAACAGGCCGAGGCGATTTGCGGCGATCCGATGCCGGTTTGGCATGTTGGCGATAGCCGGCAGATCGACCGGATAGCCGCGGGCGTTGAGGCGGATTTCGTGTTTTCGTGCCCACCTTATGCCGATCTTGAGCGGTACAGCGACGATCCAGCCGACCTATCGACGCTGGCCTATGACAAGTTCCGGGTCGCTTATACCGAGATTATTGAGAAGGCGTGTTCGCTGCTAAAGCCTGACCGCTTTGCGTGTTTCGTGGTCGGCGATGTCCGCGACAAACAAGGCCTTTATCACGGTTTCCCCTGGCACACGGTTCAAGCATTTCAGGCGGCGGGGCTTCGGCTTTACAATGAGGCCGTGCTGGTAACGGCGGTCGGCTCGCTGCCTATCCGGGTCGGTAAGCAGTTCACCGCTTCGCGGAAACTCGGCAAGACGCATCAGAACGTGTTGGTTTTTGTCAAGGGCGATCCGAAGCGGGCTACGGAGGCAGCTGGCGAGTGCCAGTTTGGCGAGATACCTGCGATGGAAGGCGTTGAACCTCTATGACGGGGAAGCCGGGCCGGTGACGTTCCAGAACAGCACGCCCCCTTTGCCATGTTTGCGGGCGCATACTTCCCACGCCTTCGCGTCATAGTGCGGATCGGACGGAAACGGCGCGGCCCCGCGCAAGGCAAAGTCGTACGGTTTCGGGTAAATGTGGATTGAGGCGCCGGCTACGTCTTGTGGCGACAGCGTGCGACCAATTTGCACGGCATGGCGTCTCGCGTTCGGCCATGCTCGCGATAACCCGCGCATGAGGACACCGCTACCAGCCGCGCACCAGACCTCATCCGGTTGGATGTTCAACGAGTTGGCGGCGTTCGCGATGATATCGACGGCTTCGGGAAGATCGGCTCCAAACGGCAGCAACCATGCTCCGCTGGCCGCACAATACTCTCGCGCCCTGGCTTGGACGACGGACAGATAGCCGGGCCTTACCTGTAGCACTGCGGCGCCCATGCGCTTTGCCTCAATGGCGCGCGGGTGCGGCGTGGCTCGATTGGCGACAAAGATTGTGGCGCGACCTCCGGTTGCTGCCGCTGCATGGGCCAAGGCGGTTTGTGCGCCACCCTGGGCTGGGCTGGCGTAGACGATTTCCGGGTATCGGGCAAAAAGAGGGATAAAAATACGGGCTTTGGTGCCGCCCGCGTAGAGATCGTCTCGCACAACCGTGACGTTGGCGTGCTGCGTTATGATCGGGATCATCTCATGTGGTCCGGCACAAAGTGGTTAACCCGCTCGGGCGTGATGGCGTAAACGATCGCGCGCCGTCCGTTCTTCCCGTGTTCAGCGTTCATGCGGGATTCCACGGCCCTTGCGTCCGGTATTGATGCAGCGGTCTCGCGGAATACCTCGTGCGGGCTTTTCCGCAGGTAAATTGTAAACGACACGGCCCGAGCGATCTGGGTTTCGGTGTGGATGTCGGCAGCGTGCTTCTTACGCGACATTTTATGTATCCTTGGTTGGGGTTGGTTTTTCCGAAAGAAGTCGCAGGACGACCCACATTTCCCCTGGCACCGAGGATTTCCCCCGGCACCAGTTTGAAATGGACCTGAGCAAAGTGGGCTGACTTCGTGGATCGCCTAAGCCGCGCATGGTTCTGGCAAGGCCGGATTGGGATAGCCCTATCTGGCAGATTGCATCACGGAACGCGGCGGCTGGGTCGGTGTTGTTCATGCGCCGAATTAAGAACTATTTTCGTAGTTTGTCAACGAAGAATCTTCGTATGATTGGAGTTAAACCAGTGACGGCAGGACGGCCGAAATTCAACCCGACCAATGCGCAGCGCGCGCAGGTCAAGACGATGGCGGCTTATGGCGTGCCGCAGGCTGATATCGGGCTGGTGATCGGGTGCAATCCGACGACGCTGCGGCTTCATTTCCAGGCGGAACTTGAGACCGCCGCGGCTGAAGCCAACGCCAAGGTCGCGCAGTCGTTGTTCAAGCGCGCGACCGAGGGCACAGGCAAGGAAGCGGTCACGGCGTGCATTTTCTGGCTGAAGTGCCGGGCAGGCTGGCGGGACGTGTCATTCTCGCCTCCGGGCAAGAAGGAAATCGCCCAGGCCGACGCTGATACGGCGGGGCATGGGACGGACTGGGGTGATGATCTTGACACGGGCGCCACTCTGAACTGATGCCGTCCTGGGATACATCTTGCGTCGATTGGGCCGATCGGATCATGGCCGGCCGCTCGCTGGTGCCAGACCTGCCTCTGTTTGAGACAGAAGCGGCGCGGGGATTGCGGATCTTCAAGCGGCTGCGCGTCCCAGACATCAAGGGAATGCCGACGTTGGCAGAGGCTTGCGGGCCTTGGTATTTCCCGATCGTCGAGGTCATCTTCGGGTCCTACGATCCGACCACCGACCGCCGGGTGATACAGGAATACTTTGAACTGATCCCGAAAGGGAACGCGAAGTCGAGTTACGGCGGCGCGGTGATGGTGGCGGCGCTGATCGTCAACCGCCGGCCACAGGCTGAATTTCTGCTGATCGCGCCTACCAAGGAAATCGCGGACATCGCCTTCAAGCAGGCGAGCGGGACCATCCGAGCGGACGCGGAATTGGACAAGCTGTTCCACATCCAGCGGCATATCCGGCTGATCACGCACCGGAAGACGGGCGCGACGCTACAGATCAAGGCCGCGGACACGGACGTCATTACCGGGTCCAAGGCTGTCGGCACGATGATTGACGAGACGCACGTCTTTGCGAAAAAGCCGGCGGCGGCTGACATCTTCGTCGAGTTGCGCGGCGCTCTGGCCAAGCGGCCGGACGGGTTCCTGTTTCAGACGACGACGCAGAGCAAGGCACCACCGGCCGGTGTGTTCCGGACGGAACTTATGACCGCGCGAAAGGTGCGGGACGGGGTTCTGAGGCTGCCTCTGTTGCCAGTGATTTACGAACTCCCGGCTGAAGTGGCCGCGGATGACGGGTGGAAAGAGCGGCGATACTGGCCGCTGGTCAATCCGAACCTGGGCCGGTCGGTCAACGAGACGTTCCTTGTGGACGAGTTGCGGAAGGCCGAGGAACAGGGCCTCGAGCAGATGATCCTGCTGGCCAGCCAACATTTCAGCGTCGAGATCGGCCTATCTCTCGGGTCCGACCGCTGGCGAGGCGCCGACCACTGGCTAACGTCCGGCGAGCCAGACCTGACGCTGGCAACGCTGCTGGAGCGATCCGAGGTTGTCGCCATCGGCGTCGACGGCGGCGGACTGGACGACCTGCTTTCGGTCTCTGTCGTCGGTCGCGAAGTAGACACGCGGCGCTGGCTTTCGTGGTCCCGGTCTTGGGTTCATTCGGGCGTTCTGGCGCTGCGGAAGTCGGAAGCGTCCTGCCTGCAAGATTTTGCCGCGGCGGGCGATTTGGTGATCGTCGGCGACATGGAAGACGCGTTCGAGCAGGTCGCGGATCTGGCGGCCGAGATTGACGCGAGTGGGCTGCTATCGCGCGTGGGCTTGGACCCGATGGGGGTTGGCATGATCGTTGATGCAATGGCCGCGCGCGGGATCGACGGCGAACGGGTTGTCGCCATTTCGCAGGGCTGGACGCTGAACGGGGCGATAAAGACGACCGAGGTCAAGCTGGCATCCGGCGCTTTGGTCCATGCGGATCAGGCCATCATGGCCTGGGCTGTGGGCAACGCGAAGGCCGAGCCGAAGGGTAACGCGATCACCATCAACAAGCAGAACAGCGGCACGGGGAAGATTGACCCAGTGATGGCGCTGTTTGATGCGGTGGCGCTGATGTCTCGGAACCCGGAAGCGTCGGGCCGATCAATCTACGAGGACCAGGACGCCTACACGGCCGTATTCGGCGAAGAAGCCAAGCCGTCGACCGACTGGGACCGAACAATCCTGAACGACGTCGCTCACCCGCTGTTCGCCGAACACAAGCGGCGGTTTGAGGCGTGGCAGGATGCGCGGGTAGATGAGGATGCGTGGTGAAGAAGCACAAGAATACCGCAGCGCAGCGTCGGATTGGCGTCAAGCCGGTGCAGGATGCTGTCGCGCTGCGGAAGACGCGCGAAGACCAGCAGATTGACGAAGGCTCGCCGGTGTTCGGCCGGCCCACGGCTGGCGTCTACATCGACGCGGATACTTCGCTGCGGAACGATACGGTCTGGGCATGCGTCCGATATCTGAGTCAGACGGTCGCACAACTCCCCGCGCGAGTGATGCGGGACCAGGGCCGGTATTCCGAGCGGGTCATGTCGCATCCGGTCGTCAACGTGATGACATGGCGGTCAAACCCGGAACTGTCGCCATTCCAGCTTAAAGAGACCCTGACCGCATGGGCGGTGATGCGCGGCAACGGGATTGCCGAGATCGAACGCGACGACACAGGCCGGGTCCTGGCGCTGTGGCCAATCCATCCCGAGCGGGTGACGTTCAAGCGCGATCTCGTGACCGACGAGCTGGTCTATGAGATCAACAACGGCCGTATGGGCACTGTCTACCTGACCGGCCGCGACGTCTTCCACCTGCGAGGGTTCGGCAACGGGCCGGTGGGTCTGTCCATCGTGGAGCACGCGGCCGAGAGCATCGGGTGGGCACAGGCGACGGAACTGTTCGGCGCGGCGTTCTTTGGCAACGGGCTAAACACATCGGGCGCGATTGAGGGCGCCGGTTCCCTGAACGACGACGGGCAAAAGCGGCTGAGTGCCCAGATTGCACGGCGGCACGGCGGCCCGCGCAAGTCTCACCTGCCGCTGTATCTCGACAAGGCCATGAAGTGGGTTCCGACGTCGGTCAAGCCGAACGAGGCGCAGTTCATCGAGGCCATGCAACACCAGGTCGAGACGATTTGCCGGTGGTTCGGCGTGCCTCCGCAGAAAGTCGGGCACCTGTTGCGGATGACGTTCAACAACGTCGAGCAGCTTTCGATCGAGGTCGTCGTTGACAGCATCACGCCATGGGCGATCCGCTGGGAAGAGGAAGCTAATTTCAAGCTGTTCGGCCAGAACCGGAACAGCCTGTTCATGAAGCTGGAGATGAAGGGCCTGCTCCGCGGCGCGTTCAAGGAAAGGCAAGAGGGTCTTCAGATCCAGCGGCGCAACGGGATCATCAATCAGGAAGACTGGCGCGAGATCGAGGACTACGGCCCGTCTGGCGCCGAAGGGTCCGAGAAATACATCGTCGAGGGCAACATGACGACGCTGGAGCGGCTTGGCGAGGAGCCGGAGGCGGTGCCTCCCGCATCCACGCCCGCACCGTCGTTGAACGACAACATCGAAGACGACATGCCGGACGCGCCGCAGATGGCGCGGATTGCAACCCGACTGGCGCAAGCGAGGGTAATGCTCAATGCCGCGTGATGTCATGCCGTCGTCGGGACTGGTCGCCACGCGCGTCCAGTTGGCCGCTACGGTCGAGGAAATGCTTGGGATGGTAGTGGAGACGCTGGAGCGCGTCCGCGCCATCCAGCGCGAACCTGGTCCGGCCGGACGTGACGGTGTGGACGGGCTGCCGGGTGACCGTGGCAGAGATGGACTGAACGGCGCGGGCATTGCGGCGGCTGCCGTGGATGACGCGGGCCGGCTGTGCCTCATGCTGGATGACGGCCGCGCGCTGATGCTTGGGGTTGTTCGCGGTGAGCGGGGCATGCCGGGCGAACGGGGCTTTGATGGTCCGCCGGGGCGCGATGGCGTCGACGGGCGTGACGGTGAGCGCGGGGAACGCGGCGACGCCGGGCGGGACGGGCTGCCGGGGCGCGATGGCGTCGACGGGCGTGACGGTGAGCGCGGATCGGCCGGCGCTCAGGGCGAACTTGGGCCGCAAGGCGAACGGGGCGAACCTGGCATCCAAGGCGCACGCGGAGAGCGCGGGGCGGCCGGCATTCAAGGCGAACGGGGACTGGCTGGCGAACCCGGTCAGCGCGGGCCGCGTGGTCTGCGCGGCGAACCCGGCGCGGTCGGTGCGACGGTCGAGGTGATGGACACAATCCCGGCCAGGCTTTCGGCGTCGGACCTGTCCCGGGTCACGTCAACGGAAATCGTGGTCGATGGGCGCGTGATGCGGGTGCTGACGGTATGACCATCATTCCATTCAACGCCACAAAATACCCGCCGCACCGATACGCGGTCACCGCCAAGGGCAACACGGGCGAAATCATGCTGTATGGCGTGATCGGAGACCCCTACGACGGGATCAGCGCGGCGCAGTTCATGACCGACCTCCGCAAGCTGGATGGCGCGTCAACCATCAACATCCACATCAATTCTCCCGGCGGGATTGTGTCGGAAGGACGCGCGATCTTCAACCGGCTGAAGTCGCATTCCGCTCGCAAGATTGTCCATGTGGACAGCGAGGCGTCGTCGATCGCGGCGCTCATTGCCATGGCAGGCGATGAAATCCGGATGCTGGAAGGCTCCGTGATGCTGGTGCATCGGGCATGGGGCGTGGCCATCGGCAACGCCAACCAGTTGCGCGATCGTATCCGCGATCTGGAAACCATCGACCAAGCGCAGGTCGAGACGTTCACGCGGCGGACGGGCATGAAGCCGGACGCGGTGATGAGCCTGATGGATGAAGACCGATATATGAGCGCGGAAGAAGCCGTCCGGCTAAAATTTGCGGATGTCTCTTTCACCGGAATGAAAGCCGCTGCGTTGTCGGTGGACCGTTCCGCGCTTGGCCTGCCGGAACTGCCGGATGCCAGGCCCAATCTGACCCGATCGGAGGCGCGCGCCCGCATGGAAGCGGTGATGACGGCGCAGAAGATCAAACCGGCTCGCGGCGCTCGGTAGGAATACCGGCCGTGTAGGCGCCGCGAGGCGCAACGATGCCCATAGGCCCTTGGGCAAGGCGCTGGATGCTGACGCATCCTTCGGAATACATGGAGACTACATATGACCACCGAAGAAATGCGGGCGACGCTGGAAGACGCGCGTGCCCGTCATGACGAACTGTCCGCGCGTAACAATGCGCTGATCGCTGGTGACGACGCCGATCTGTCCGATGAAGAAGCGGCCGAGTTTGAAGCCAACATTGCCGAAATCCCCAAGCTGACCGCGAAAATCAGCCGCCTGGATCGGATGGTTGCGGCGGCGACACCGCAGCCCGGCACCAACCGCCGCACTGTGTCGGACCAGGCCGCGAACGCGACCACGGGCGCCCGCACCGTTCCGGCCACCGCGCGTGTCGATCAGCGCACAGGCGGCTTCCGCCACCTTGGCGAGTTCGCCGCTTGCGCCCGCGCCGCCGCGATGAACGACGACGGCGCTCGGAACCGGCTCATGGCCGTGAGCATGACCGAGGGGGTCGGCGAAGACGGCGGCTTCCTGGTCCCGGCCGAGTTCCGCGACAGCATCATGAAGGTGGTCGAGGGCGAGGAAAGCCTGCTGTCTCGCTGCGACGCGTCGACCACGGCGCGCAACGCGGTCACGCATCCAAAGGATGAGACGACCCCGTGGGGGACGTCCGGCATCCGCGCCTACTGGGAGGGCGAAGCGCATTCCGTCACGGCGGCCAACGCCAAGTTCCAGGGTGACACGCTACGCCTGAACAAGCTGTTCGCCCGCGTCGATGTGACCGATGAACTGCTCGAAGACGCGCCGCAGCTTGACCGCTACCTTCGAGTTAAGGCGCCGGAGGTAATGACCAGCGTCATCAACCTCGCGATCATCCAGGGCAACGGCGTAGGAAAGCCGCTGGGCTTCATGAAAAGCCCCGCGCTCGTGACCGTCGCGGCCGAGACCTCGCAGCCGGCCGACACCGTGCATCACCGGAACATCGTCAAGATGTACACCCGGATGTATGCGCCATGCCGCGCCCGTTCCGTGTGGCTGATCAACCAGGACGTCGAGCCGCAGTTCCATCTCATGTCGTTCAAGGATGGCACGTCGACCCCGGTCCCGGTCTACCTGCCGCCCGGCGGCGTCTCGACTACGCCTTACGGCACCCTCATGGGCCGGCCGATCATCCCGGTGCAGGGCATGGAAACCCTCGGCGACCTGGGTGATATCGCGCTGGTGGACATGACCATGTATCGCGCTCTGACCAAGGCCGGCGGCGCTCGCGTGGATACGTCGATCCATCTAAAGTTTGACACCGACGAAACCGTGTATCGCTTCATCTTTCGCCTGGCCGGTTCGCCCTGGTGGTCGGCGCCGATCAGCCCGCGCGATGGCAGCAACACGCTGTCCCCGTTCGTGACGCTGGCAAGCCGGTAACGGTAGCGGAAAGGAACCCAGACAATGAGCCCGAACCTTTCAATCCTCGAATACTGCCAGATCGTCAGCGGCTTCGCGCCGATCGCGCTGACCACCGCGCGAACCGGCGACGTGGTGAGCCTGAAGAACTACCGGCGCTGCCTGGTGGTTTTCCACAAGGGCATTGGCACCGCTGGCGACGACCCGACCATCACGCTACTGCAAGGCACGGATGTCGCGTTCGGCACCAACAAGGCGCTGAACTTCACCACGATCTACGTCAAGCAGGACCCGACCACACTGGCCGACGTCGGCCAGTGGACCAAGACCACACAGTCGGCCGGCAACACCTACACCGACGCCACTTCGGCGGAACGTGCGGCGCTGTGGTGCATCGACATCAAGGCCGAGGACCTGGACACTGCCAACGACTATGACTGCATCCGAGCCTCCATCGGCGATGTCGGCACGAACAGCCAGATCGGGGCGCTGGAATACATCCTGTATGACCCGATCCAGATGATGGCGCCGGAAAGCATGCCTTCCGCGATCATCGACTGACTTGAACGCCCGGCCTGATAAGCCGGGCTTCTACCCGAGGAAAACCCGATGCCACGTGTGCTATTCACTGCGACGCCGAAACTGCCCAGCGATCTCGCGCACCTTCCCTATGTCGCCGGGTATTCGTGCGACATGACGGAAGATCAGGCGCAGCGGTGGGTCCGGCGGAACGTGGCGCGGCTTGTTGTGCCTACCCCGGACGCCGCACCCGTGGCGGCGCTGGAAACCGTCACGGACGGCGGCCCGGTTCTGGTCCGCGCGTCTCCTGGCATCGACCCCACACCTCCGCGTGGCCGCAGCCCGTCTTCGCGCAATACGCCCTGAGGGGTTGATGCGCTACGTCGCGGCCCGCCACATTGTCATCGACGATAATCCGACCCCGGTCCCGTTCTGGGAACCGGACGCGTGGGGAGAAGCGACGGCGGTGATCCTCGGAGGCGGCCCGTCCCATGTGGACATTCCCGCCGACGCCTACCGCGCGCATCGGTTCATTGCGGTCAACAGCGCATGCCGGCACGTCGCTCCAATCGCGACCGCGCGCGACATCCTCTACTTTTCCGACAACTCATGGGCCGAGCGGTTCGAGGATCTGATCCGCACATGGCCCGGCTTGGTG